CCGCTTGGCGTCGTAGTCGTGCAGAAAGATCAACCGCTTATTTAACTTCAAGTCTTGAATACCAACCAACAGCCTTTTCACCGAAGGACATGACCTATAACGATTCGTTGCAGTACATGAGCACTCAAGTGGCGAGATTAATGAACGTTCCGGCTTACTATATATCAGCGGACATGAACAATAGCCTTACCTACTCCAACATCCAAGACGAAAGGCGTCAGTTTGTAGCCCTATCCTTGCAACCTTACGTTAGTGCAGTTGAAAATCGTTTTAGTATGGACGACCTTACAAGCCAAACACAATTTATAGCGTTTGACATGGACTCCGGATTTTTAAGAGCCAATCCTTTAGAGCGTTTGAATGTAATCGAAAAAATGCTTCAATTGAATTTAATTACAGTTGAAGAAGCGAGAGAAATGGAAGAACTAAGCCCAAATGGAAATAATTAATTTTAGTGCAGATTTAGAGGCTTCCGAGTCTCGTCGTATTATCGCTGGAAAAATTGTGCCGTATGAGAATGAAATCGGCAATACCTCAGTTGGCAAGGTAATCTTTGAAAAAGGTTCTATTCAAATTGATGAACCTAGTAAAGTAAAACTTTTACTGGAGCATGACCCTAAATCTCCAATTGGCAGAATGAAAAAGGTAGATGAGGATGACTCAGGAATTTACGCTGAGTTTAAGGTCAGTAATACCACTAGGGGAACTGATAGCCTCATTGAGGCAAGCGAAAACCTACGTTCCGGCTTGAGTGTCGGAGTGGAAGTTATCAAAGGAAAAAACAGTAACGGAATTTATAGAGTTAGTGCTGCGAAACTCATGGAAGTCAGTCTGGTACAGGCTGCCGCTTTCCAGAGTGCCGCAGTCACTTCAGTCGCTGCGTCAAACGCAGAGGCAGAATCAACCGAAACCAAAACAGAAAATGAGGCAATTGTGGAAAACACAACTGAAACAACTGTTGCGACTGAGGTAGTAGAGACCCCTGCGGTTGAAGCCTCTCGTCCAACAGTATCAGCACCAATTTACACCAAGCCACGTCTTGAGTTCACAAAAGAGAAGTTTCTTGAGAACACACTTCGGGCGCAATATCTAAATGACGATCAAGCACGTCAATACATTGCAGCAGCAGCAGATACAACTGACAACGCAGGTTTAATTCCTACTCGTCAATTAACTGAGGTTATCAATCCTCTATCAAATGCAGATCGTCCATTTATTGATTCGATCTCAACCGCTGCACTACCAGATGCAGGAATGACTTTTGAAATTCCTAAATTAACTCAGGTTCCAACAGTTGCTGAAACTGCTGAAGGTGCCGCACCATCACAAACTGACCAAAATGTTTCCTTCTTGAGCGTAAATGTTAAGAAATACGCTGGTCGCCAAATATTTTCAGTAGAATTATTGGACAGATCGTCTCCAGCGTTTTTCGCAGAGTTGGTTCGTCAAATGGAGTTTGCTTACGCAAGCGCAACAGACGCCGCAGTTGGCGCAACATTATCCGCAGTTGCGACTGATGGTGGCAACCGCACTATGAGCGCAGCAAACATTCAAGATTTTATTGCTGACTCAGCAGTTTCAATTTACTCTGGAACTCTTGGTTTTGCAGAGAACATTGTTGTATCACCTGAACAATGGGGTGCATTGATGGGCTTAGTAGATGGCTCAAACCGAGCAGTATTTACTCAGACAATCAATCCTCAAAACGCTTCCGGTAACTTGACTCCTACAAATATCCGAGGCAATATCGGTGGTTTGAATCTTCGTGTATCTCGTTACTTAGGTGGAACTGGAGACGGTTCTATTATTGTAGTTAATCCACAATCCTTCACATGGTACGAGTCATCTAAGTATCGCTTAGAGACCAACGTAATTGCTTCCGGTCAAATTGACGTGGCATATTATGGTTACGGCGCAATTGCCAATAAGGTAAACGCTGGTGCTTACAAGTGGATGGTTGCATAAACTTTCCTAAATAGGAATCACCTGTAAAGGGGCATTGGAAGCCTTTGCCCCTTTACTTTAAGAAAGGACAATACTTTGCCGGCTACCTACGTTACCAAGGCAGAACTTCGGGTTTTATTGGGAATTGGAAGTTTATATTCTGATTCAGTAGTTGAGGAGTGCTGTCAGGCTGCCGAAAATATTGTCAAAGGCTATTTGTGGTTTAATGATTACAACGTAATTGCGAGAGAGTGTACAACAACGGTAGGCACACTTTATACAGATCAAAAACATAACATTCAGGTAGGAGAAACGGTAGTTGTAGAAAATGTTGCGGCACACTACAACGGTTCAAAAACAGTAACAACCATTACGGAATATTCTATTTCGTTTACTATTAATAATCAGGCAGCAGAAACAAAAAGAGTGGTTAGACCTTACGGCACAATTTCCGCAGCAACTAACGTTGACTACGCAACAGTTCCTGAAGTTCGTGAAGGTGCGGCTATGATCGCTGTCGATATTTGGCAAAGCAGACAACAAACTGCGTCCGGTGGAATTTCACCCGACTTCCAACCATCACCCTATAAAATGGGCAACACTTTAATCGCAAGAATTAGAGGTTTGATAGCAAATCACCTTTCACCTAATGGTTTGGTTGGCTGATGACAGTTGCCGTTACAACTCTCAGATCAACCCTTGCGACGGCGTTAGAGAACGCTGGGGTTTGGCAGGTGTTTTCATACCCACCTGCCTCACCCATTGCTAATTCAGTAATCATTCAACCGGATGACCCTTACATTGAACCAAGCAACAACATTTACTCAAGTGTTGCCCCTAAAGTAAATTTTAAGATAATAATGATTGTTCCAATGCTAGATAATCAAGGAAACTTGAACGGCATTGAGAGTTTGGTTGTTGGCGTGTTTAATAAGTTAGCCGCCTCAACCACATTAAAAATAAGTGTTGGCAGTATCTCGGCACCGACTGTTTTATCAAACGTTGCCGGCGAAATGCTTACAAGTGATATGTCCGTCTCAATCATGACAAGTTGGAGTTAAAAAATGAGCGATATTTATGATGTTCCTTCCGAGGACAAGGCTTGGCTTGAAAAAGTCGGGCAAGTAGCAAAATCAGATAAGCCAAAACCAGTCTCAAAGAAAGATGAGGAATAACCAATGGCTGTATTTCTAAACAACAAGGTCGGCGTAAAGGTTAATTCCGTCGATCTTTCAGATCATGTGACCGCCGTCACACTAAACCGCACATTTGATGAACTGGAAGTTACCGCAATGGGTGATACAGGTCACAAATTTGTAAAAGGCTTGGAAGCCTCAAGCGTAACCATTTCCTTCCTAAACGACACCGCTTCAGCAAACGTTCTAGCAACCCTTCAGGCTGCATGGGGAACTTCAGTAACTTGCGTATTGTTACAGGAAAAGGGAACCGCAGTAAGCGCAACCAACCCTCTCTATACATTCACCGCTTTAGTCAATAATACTACCGACGTGAACGGAAGTGTTGGCGATATAGGTATGCAGGATGTAACATGGACTATCAACGGTGCAGTTGCCGTTGCAACCACAGGTACATTCTAAGGAGTAACAATGATTAAAATAAGAGTGACTAAGGCTTCAGGGGATGTGTCAGATTTTGATATAACCCCTGCACTCGAATATGCGTTTGAACAGAATTTCAAAACTGGATTTCATAAGCGGTTCAGGGATGAAGAAAAGCAATCTGACGTTTATTGGCTTTCATGGGAAGCCGAAAGACGTGCAGGTAATACAGTTCCGCCGTTTGGGGACAAGTATCTAGAGACTCTATCCAAGGTAGAGATTATGGACGCTGACTCCCCAAATGGGTGACGAGGTATGACTTTACTCATCTAATTGCAACATTAGCAGTTAGGACTGGCATACCTCATTCAGAGTATTTAAAAATGGATAGATCATTACTTTTAGCAACAATCACCGTTCTAAAAGATGACCAAAAAAGGATTGAAAATGCCAGTAGAGGTAAAAGGTATCGTTGAGGCTCAAAAAGCCTTAAAGAAGTTTGCGCCTGACCTCTACAAGGAGATGAACAAAGAGATTCGTCTTGCAATGAAAAAAGTTGTAGATGATGCTCGAGGTATGGTTCAACCAAATGTATACCAATTGGAATCTTGGCAAGATCAGGGAAAACCAGTAGTTTCAAGAACTGGCAGAAAATTAGGTTTCCCAAGATATAACGAAGCATTAATTAAAAAGGGTTTAACTTACAGCCTTGGGCGATCTCGCCGTAATAGTGCTGGGTTCGTAAATGTTTATAGATTGTTAAACCGATCTCGAGTTGGCGCAATTATTGAAACCGCAGGGCGAGCAAACTTTAACGGAGATCGCAACAGCCAGAGTAATAACCCAAATGCAGGGGCGCACTTTAACAGGGCTATTCAAGGCACTTACGGCGGTTTTAAGAGTATTGGTAGCCGCCGAACTGACAAAGGTAGATTGTTGTTTGCGGCTTTTGCTAAAGATCAAGGACAAGTCACCAACGCAACATTCAAGGCAATCAATACTGCCGTTGCAAAGTTTAATTCAAGCACTAAGAGGAGAATCGGGTTAGCAGCATGAGTACCGGCATTGAAATTCCTATTGT